TTAATACGGATGAATTCACTGAAACGCGAATAAGTGCCTTGAATGACACGGCTGCTCTTTTTTTGGCTGAGAGCGTACTTGGCGATATGACCAGGTACGCTCGGATGCTATTTATAGCGCATGTGCTAAAAATATCTATCAATGAAGGCAATGGCCCGGTCGTTTCACACAAAGTTGGAGACCTAGCGGAATCATATGCTAATCCATTTGCGGGAGGCGCCGCTGGATTCATGGGGGGACTTAATCAGACGGGCTATGGCCAAGCACTAAAGGAACTTATTATTGTCTTTGGAAAATCGGGCACGATTTTTTATGGCATCTAAAAAGTTTAAGACAACCGAAAAATTAACCCCAGCCGGCATATTTTTTGAGCGTGAAAGAAAAAAACTGCGATTAGGGCCAAAGGTAAAGATCGGAGTAACTCAACAAGCATTCAAAGAAGAAAAGCGGGAAGCAAAAACACCGCTCACGCTCGGCGAAATTGCGGTCGTGAATGAGTTCGGATCAGCTCGGAAGAAAAAAGACGGAACGCCTTGGATCCCGGAGCGCTCTTTCATTCGATGGACGCATGACGAATACAAGGAAAAAATGGTAAAAATGATTGACCATTTACGCCATGAAGTCATGACCGGACGAATGACGACCAAGCGGGCCCTGGGACTCGTTGGCCAAGAGATGCAGCGGCTCATTAAAAAGCGGATCGTTGACATTCAGGAGCCACCGAATGCACCAAGCACAATTTTGGCGAAGACTAGGGCAGGTAAGACGGGAGACAACCCGCTCATAAATACCGGTCAGCTACTAAGTCGCATACTATGGGAACGGCATGGGATTAATTGACAGATTTGGAACATATTACACACTGCGTCGGTATGATCCTGGCATCTACGTCAAAGGGCGATGGGAACCGGGATCAACGTTCATTGAGACGCAGATCGTGGCTTCTATACAACCGTCCACCGGCAAGGAACGCGAAATTCTTCCGGAAGGTGAACGGACAAAAGAAGTCATACGTATTTATACAAAGTATGGCCTGCGCCAGCCGATCGAGCAACAGAATGTGAAGGGAGACAGGATAAGCTATAAGGGGAGAAGTTACGAGGTGCGGATGGTTGAGACTTGGGAATTTGACTGGAACGACATGGCGCACTTTAAAGCGCTGGCCGTGATGGTGGAGGACGATTAATGGCATTGGATATAACCGCATTACAAGATGCGTTATATGATTGGGCATACGCAGTCACGAGTGGAACAGTAGTCTGGCAATACGGAGCAGGAAGCAAGCCAGGCAAACCATTTGTGGCAATGAACTTGGTAGGGCCTAGGCGGACAAGCTTCACTGACGATGATGTACCAGCAGCCGGTGATCTTCAGTTCCGGCAGCAAGGCATGAGAGAGTTTACCGTGACGGTCAACGTCTATGACGACACAGACGCACTGACAGTAGCGTCAATGCTGCAATCCTCGCTTGACAATTCTGTCTACATAGATCAACTGCAGAGCGAGGGAATAGGGATCGGACAAGTGGGCGGAGTAAGTGACTTAAGCCAACTGCTCGAGACAAAATATGAAAGGCGAGCGCAATTTGATTTCATGATCTTTGTTGCATTTAACAATGATTATACACAGTACGTGATTGAGCAAGTCCAAATAACAAATAACATCTAGGAGGAAAGAGAACATGAGCATCGAGCAAATCGTTGACGTTCAAATCTCGCGGGAAACTGCAACGGTTACCGCTGCCGGTTTCGGGCGGGCAATGATTTTGAGCCAGCACACAAAGACGTCTAATCAGATTGACATTTATTCATCATTGACAGCAGTGGCGGATGATTTTGACACGACCGATCCGGAATATAAGGCCGCTGCCAAGTTATTCGGACAAGCAATCAAGCCGGCCGACATTGCGATCGGCAAACGCTCTGCGCCGGTAGCGCAAGTGAATGACATTGAGATCACGACGCTTGATGAAAATGATTATACGGCAACAATCAACGGGACGCCCTTCACTTACAGTGCGCCTGCGACTGCGCAAGTCAATTCAATCACAGGGACAACAGATGGAACTAGCCAAACAATCGATGTTGATATTAATTCAACGACAATTTCTTGGTATATTTCGTCATCGCCAAATATGGGTATGGCATTCGAAGATTTGCACGACCAGATCAATGCCAGTGCCGAACCTGTAACGGCATCATATGTTGACGACTTGGATCATTCACAAGGGGTTAATATTACCGCCGATGTTGCCGGGACAGCATTCTCTCTTACGTTAAGTGGAGAAACCGGAACAATTGCTGCGGCTAATGTAACGCCTAACGGAACAGGAACACCTGCAAATTCTTCTGAAGTTGTCACGGCATTAATCGCATTGATCGCTGCAGGGAGCGAACCCGTAACGGCATCAGCAAGCGGTGTGACACCGAATGAAGACCTAGTGCTGACGGCAGACACCGCTGGCGAGCCTTTCACCGTGACAGTTACCAGCAACATGACCAACGTCGCAACTAATCCAAATCATGGCGTGCAGGAAGATCTTGCCGATATCGTTGCCAGCGGAGACACCGGTAACGACTGGTATGCGCTAATGATGACCAGCCGGAATGACTATGATATTCTGCAAGGCGCCATTTGGGTGGAAGCGAACAGAAAGTTATTCATTGCCTGCAGTTCGGATGCTGGCATTATCGCAGCAACCACAACGGACATTGCATCCGCATTGAGTGACGCAGCCTATGACCGGACAGCGCTGCTCTATTCAAGCGATGAAGCAAACTATCCGGATGCTGCATGGCTCGGAAAAATGCTGCCCAAAGACCCGGGCTCTGCCACCTGGAACTTAAAGACCCTGGCAGGCATTACCAAGGACGAATTAACAGACACGCAGATCACCAACATCAAGAACAAGAACTCCAATTATTACATCGAGATCGGTGGCGTGAACGTCACACAGAACGGGAATGTAGCATCGGCAGAGTGGATAGATGTCATTCGAGGTATTGACTGGATCGAAGCCCGCGCCCAAGAAAATATCTACTCCTTGCTGGTGGCCGTTGATAAAATATCGTTCACGAATGCCGGCATCGACCAAGTGACCAATAAGCTGCAAGAAATCCTGGTGCAAGCCGTGACCAGGGGAATTCTTACAGAATATGACATCACTCGTCCGCTGGCTTCGAGTTTCACACAATCGCAGAAGCAAAGCCGGGAAATTACCGGCATCGAATTCACAGGAACCCTGGCCGGCGCCGTCCATAAAGTGACGATAGTCGGCAAGGTATCCGTATAAGGAGGGAATGAACAATGGCCTTAAAAAACTTCAATCCGAAAGAAGTATCGGTCATAGTTGGCACGCAGGCAATGAAGGGATATGCTGACGGAACGTTTGTATCTGTGGAATATGATGAGGATGCATTCAGCAAGAAAATCGGTACAGATGGAGAAGCAACCCGCGTGAAGTCTAATAACTTTGCCGGCAATATCACCATAACGCTTGATCAGGCATCAGAATCGAATGACTATCTATCCGGATTGGCAGCGCTGGATAGGGCAAGTAGCGCCGGTGTAGTGCCTGTGACTGTGCGCGACGCCAACGGATCAACGTTGGCATTTGCGGAAGCAGCATGGGTGAAGAAAATGCCAACGATGGAATATGGCAAAGAATCAACTAACAGAGAGTGGATCATGGATTGTGCGGACATCCAGCTATTTGTCGGCGGGCATTCGAGCTAATTAATCAAAAAGATGGCACGGGAGGGTATCAATGCAGGATGTTAAAAAGCAGGAAGTAGATGGTGTGGAATATGAGTTTTATTTTTTATCGCCTTTGAAGGCACTACCGCTTGGGACAAGGATTGCCAAAATGGTAGTGGGTCCTCTTGGTGGTGCCTTCAACGTCGGGAACGTATCCAAGCTAATGGATAGCGAGATCAACCTTGGTAATGCGCTCAAAGATTTGGCTGCGCTTGATGAGAAGGAATTTACGAGCTTGGTAAAAGAACTGCTTAGCACGGTAAGACTAGGTACAGGAATGGAGATCAATATTGACATCCACTTCCAGGGAAAGCTTAAACATATGATGAATGTAGCGATCAAGGCGATGGAGTACAACTTTAATGATTTTTTCGTCGACCTAAGAGACGGGCTCGGAAAGTTTATACGCAGGGTGTCACCGAGCGATATGACCCAGGACAAACAACAATCCAGTGGTTCGTCTGGCGGGTCGTTCTCTCAGGGATCGCAACGCTCGAAGAAATAGAACGAAGCTGGACACTCTGCGACCTGGCCGATGCACACGAAGCATTGGATATCAGGGAGGAAATGGAAGCATGGCAGGCAAAGATGGCGCGAGCAAAAAAGTAGTAATAAATAGGGGTGGCCGATGGCAACGACCTTGCGCGAACTCGTCACAACGTGGGGGTTCGATATAAATGAAAAACCGCTCAAGCAAATGGATGCCAGCATTAATGGCATTAAGAGCACATTAGCAACTGTAGGAATTGCAATCGGAGCAGTCGGCGCAGCGGTCGGTGGTGTATTCTTGCGCCAGGCCGGAATATTCGAACAGGCCCAAATTGCTTTTGAAACGATGCTGGGCAGCGCCGAGAAGGCCAAAGTACTTCTAAAAGACATAACCACATTTGCAGCCAAAACGCCATTTGAAATTCAGGGACTAATTGAATCCTCAAAGCGACTGCTGGCCTTTGGCTTTGCAGCCGATCAGATCATCCCAACAATGGAAAGCCTGGGAAATATTGCTGCAGGCGTAGGCCGGGAAAAATTGCCCCAGCTTATTCTTGCGCTTGGTCAGGTCCGGGCAGCAACCAAGCTACGTGGTCAGGAGTTGCGGCAATTTACGGAAGCCGGCGTTCCTCTCATCGAAGAAATCGCAAAGCTGAAAAACATAGCCGAAAAGGAAGTCCAGGACATGGTCAGTCGTGGTAAGGTATCATTCCAGGACGTCAACCAGGCATTAAAAAATCTAACAACTGGCTCTGGCCGGTTCGCCAACCTGATGATCAAACAGAGCAAGTCGCTGTTCGGTATCATCTCAAATCTAAAGGATAATTTCACGATATTGGCAATCAAGATTGGGCAAGACCTTCTGCCGGAAGCGAAAAAGATCGCCATGCAGATACTTGACTGGGTTAATGCTAACAAGGAATTGCTCAAGCAAAAAGTCCTGCAATTCGTCCAAGCCCTGGTCAAGATGTCCAAGAATTTATTTGGCGTGATTGAAAACGTGTTTTTAATCCTTAAATCGTTAACACTTGCCTTCGGTGGACTTGAGAACGTGCTGATGACATTGATAAGGGCATTCTCTGCATTTATCGCTTTAAAACTTGCATTTTATATCGGATCGCTTGTGACAAACATCGGAATGGTTATCGCAGCCTTTGCAAAGATGGGCGCAGCCGGAATGCTTGCCCAAGCACAGATGCTTCTTATCCCGATTGCCATAGGCGCAGCAATTGCAGCCATTGCCCTGATCATCGAAGACATAATCTCATACTTCCAAGGTAAGGACAGCATAATCGGTAGGCTCATTCAACAAATGCAAAAGAATTTTCCTGCAGCGGTGGCCTTTATAAAAAATCTATTCGGATTCTGGAAGGAACAAGTCCTGCTTGTTGTGGACGTATTTAAATTGATTTGGTCATGGATGAAGAAAATAGCCGGATTTGCAACAAACTTTTTTAAGCCAGTAATCGATGTAATGAATAACATGGTCCGATCAATCCTTAACTTCCTGGGCATTACCGGAAAGCTGGCTGGACTTACAGGATTAAAGGGCATCACTGGTGCGCTACAATCGGCAAGAGCTCGCACGTCCGGCGCCAGGGACTTCATACAAAGCATAACGCCAGCAACAACCAGGCCCCCTGGCGTGACGGCTGGTACGTCAACAAATAACCAAGTAGAGATAAAACCGGTCATCAATAACACGATCCAGGGAACGGGTGACCCCGAGGAAACAGCTAACAGAGTAAATCAAACGATAGAGGGTAACCTTGGTAAGATATTCAGGGAAGCAGGTCGAGACTTAACCCCTGCCATAGAGAGGTAATACCATGGCGATTTTTCAATTGCTATTTGGAAAAAATGTCAAGAAGGGATTTGTCACGCCGGAGAACCAAGGTCTGACATCAATCATTGGACTGGAACTAGATGCAACGATCTTGGAAGCTCCGGAATTTAGATCAACACCAACCAGGAACACGATCGAAGACGGTGCAGACGTGACAGATCATGTTACAAATGATCCGATCATTCTGTCAATCGAAGGGGTCGTGACCAATAGTCCGGTAAGCATTTTGCAGTCGTTGCGAAAAATAGTTTCTGGCAATGCATGGCAAGATGCCTATGATTTCATTAAAAAATTAAGGGACGACCGACTGCCTTTTGATTTTGTGGGTGGTTTGCAAGTTTACGAGAATATGATTATAACCAGCTTTGCTCCGACCAGAACACCGAGAACAGGCGACGCATTAGAGTTTCGTATGACCATGAAGAAAATCCATACAGTGGAAACAGAATTGGTGCCAATCACAAAATTTAAGGATGAAGTGAAGCACGGCGGACAGAAAACCCAGAGCATTGGGAGCCAGCCGACAGAAGCAGCAACAGAGAACGCACAACAGAAGGGATCAAGCATATTGGCAAAGTGGCTTCCTGGATTCCTTTCAGGAGGTCAATAATGGCTTATTTAGAAGTTCCGCTCAGAACTGACATATATGCATATACCCAGAAAACCACAATTGAAGGCGCGGTCTATACCCTGGGCCTGCGCTATAACGCCCGCATGGAACGGTGGGTGCTGGATGTAATGAACGCAGCCGGTGAAATGCTACTTGCCGGCGTTAAATTGCTTATCAATTATCCGCTTACCCATAGATTCGTTGGCAGCATAGAAGGACTTCCTGAGGGACACTTTATGATTGTTGACGAGACCGGCCAGGAGCGCAACCCGACAAGAGATGACCTGGGTGATGACATCAAGCTTATATACGTGGAGACCGGAACATGAGTGAGCTATATTTGCGGAATGC